CCTTAAGTTTCGCACAGGTATACATGCAGACAGGTAATATGAGGTTGGCTGCACAGGCTGGTTTGGAAGCAGGTGTAACTATGGCTGCTACGGCATTGTTATCCGTTCCTCCCTCTAACCCAATTATAGGTTCAATATTAGGGCCGATTGTGGGTTCAACAGTTGCCGGACCTCTTGGAAAAAGTCTTGGAATAACTGGCGGTCAAGGAAAAGCTCGTAGAAGAACTTTAAAAGGAATAGAAAGTCATGTTAAGGCCGGTGGGCTTTTTGATTTTGGTCAACCATCGGGTTTAAGAAGAAGTATACGCACTGCTGTTGGTGGTAAAGAAAATGTACCAACAGAAGAAAATTATAATAAATTAGTACAAAAAGTAGGAACTAGCCAAGTTCTGAAACCACTATGGGCAGCAGGTATTGACCCGTCTGTTATAGTTGCTGCAGCTAGCGGAAGGCTTCAAGGGCAAAAAGCGTTTAATAGTTTTAGAGCTATTAATTCAGCTTTGTACGGTAGTGCAGGTGGTGATAAGTATATGAAAGCTGTCGCTGTTCCTCAGTTAGCTACAGGGGGTATTGTAACAAAACCCACAACTGCTGTTGTCGGTGAGGCCGGTCCCGAAATGGTCATACCACTTACTGAACAAAGACAATCTAATGATAACATGATAAAAGAGCTAAAAGAACAAAATAAATTAATGAGAGAAATGATTAAGACCCAACAAGAAACTGGTAAAACAGAAGTTCGTTTGGATGGTAGAGTAATAGCTCAATCAACCGCAGAAAACTTTTATGACATAGGCAACGGAATGTAGAGAAAATAAATGGCAACTACAAGAGTGTTATTAGATACAAGAGGTAAAAGTTTACTTCAACTACTTACCGAAAATTTGGCATCGTTAGGTGATATTAATATGTCATTAGCTGCTTCAAATCAAATAGGCAGTTATGATAGTGCTTTTGGTGACGTAAAAATTAATCACCCAAGAATACAACAAGCCAATAATTTAGGTAATCTTGTTGATCCACAACACGAATATTTTGTTAGAGAGGTAGAGTTTCCCGCTAAAAGTGGTCAAACTTTTGGTAAGGGTGATTTTTTAGAAGAACGTGCTCACGATACTATAGGAGGTAATGCACCAGATGGTGTAGCTGAGGGTTTAAGCGTAAATGATAATGCAGTTCCTGGCGAAACTAGAATGGATAAATTTGCTGGTAAAACCACTTCTCTCACAAAAATTTTACATGATGTTGATGATTATAGCGGAGAATATAAAGATCAACCTCAAAATTTTATGAGACTAAAAGGAAGGAAAAGTCTTTTTACTTTATTACAAGAAACATGGAATGTGTTTTTTAATGATAGTGATGGTGATCCAGTATATAGAAACACACACCCAGTAGAAGGTAATACAGAAACGGCTGGGGAAAGTGAAATAACAAATAGATATAAATATAGTCTTGATTATATGGCTAATTATTATAATGAACAAGGTTCAAGTTTTGTTGATGCTCCCACACCAGACAATATTCTTATTTCGGCTCAACAGGGTTTTGTTTTAGGTCAAATTTTAGGTGATAATATTACTTTACAAGATAATATTACTACCATAGCACAAGATGCAACAAGAGATTTTTTTCAAGGATTAGGTGACTCTACAGATGACTTAGGGTTAAGTACATTTTATAGTATGTTAGCTGATAATACTTCTATAGATAGAGTGTCTCAACTTTATGTTGCCGGTTGGGGTAGACCACAAGAAAACTATTTGACTAAAAAACCATTGTCAGAGAACTTACAACAAAATCTTTTATTGCCACCGAATATTGGCGCTGCAGGTTTTCGTGGAATACCCAACCCACTGAATATGCCGGGGAACACTACAGGTAATGGTGAGGGAACGCCAGGTTATGGAAAAACAGAAAATACATTTACCTCACTATATACAAGAAATAGAGCTGGCGCTGCAGGTGGGGTAAATGCAAGTAACCCTATTTTCAATAACGGTGTTGTTGCAGGCGCACCTATTAATCTTTTACAAGAACCAGAAATTAGTAGGGGTATAGACAATATTAGGGGTGAAATATTACCCACTACAGAAGACCGTGTGCCTTTTTCTTTTGAAAAAGACGATGCACAGTATTTAACTTACGAAAGAAGGTCTGCAGGCTTTACTACAAACGGACCAGCCGTTAATGTAACACCATCTGCTATACAACCAGCAGTTAAAGATTTGGATGCTGTTTCTGACGATTCATCGGGGAATCCGCCAGAAATTGATAAAGAAGTGGTTGCAATAGGTAATGGTCAGCATTTCCCTTTTACTTTTTCAACGGTAAACAGAACTGATGGTAGATTGCAGATTTGTTTTTTACAAGCTATTATTAATACTTTATCAGAGTCGTATACACCGACTTGGGCCTCAAAACACTTTTTTGGTAGAAGTGAACAAACACATACTTATACATTTACAGATAGAACTATAGATATAAGTTTTACTGTTTTTGCAAATGAGATGAGACAACTACAAAATGTATACGAAAGAGTATTGTGGTTGGCTCAACAATGTTATCCCGAATTTGACAATACAGGTAGAATGGCCACAGGGCCGATTGTTGCCTTAAGAGTGGGTGATCTTTTCCAATATAAAACAGGTGTTATTAGGAGTCTTTCTTATGATTGGTTAGGTTTTGCCGGTGGAAAGTGGGAAATGACTTCTGCGGTAAGAATGCCTCAAGGATGTACAGTAACTATAAGTTATCAAATCATTCACGACTCAATGCCAACGCGTGACACTAACTTCTATGCCGGACCTGGCGGTGGTTTAGATGCAGGTACTACAAGATATAGAACTATTTCAAACCCAAGTGGTGGAACTGCTTTCGATGCGTTTACAGAAACAGAAACAAGTGAAATTGGTTACGGCCAACCGTTTTTGGATTCTGGTCAACTTTCCGCTGTGGGAACAGGAGAACGGGATTACTTGGCTTCCGTTAGAACAAAAAATAGAATATTAGAAGTAGAAGGTACAGGCGGTATAGAAGAGGTAAATAGAGTACCTGTTGATCGTGATGAAGATACTAAAGAACTTATTTTTGCTTAATTAGTATTTATAAGATAATAAAGGAATACACATGCCAACTTCAAGATATAATAAGTTTAGAACAGTAAAAAGCTTTACGAACGATCCGCGAAGATTAGAAACATTTCCAGCTATAACTGAAAATGAATTGTCTACCATACCTCACACCATTATAAGATTTAAAGAGTCAGATAGGTTAGACCATCTTGCACAAACCTATTTAGGTAGTGGAACTTATTGGTGGGCTATATGCTTACTAAATGATTTAGATAACCCTTTTTCATATAAGTTATTACCCGGCTTTTTGTTAAAGATACCTAATAGTATTGACCCTTTTCTCAACATCATAAGAAGAAATAAGGCTATATCATAATGACAGAAAATGTATCAACTGGAAGCATCTTTGATTCCCATATACCCGAAGATATTATAAAAGGTTGGAACGACAGAAGGCAATCTAGCAATCAAATTATTAGTGGTTTGATGCCGTTTGTACAGCTTATAGGTATTTTTAACAAAGATGAATATGAAAAAATGTTTGAAATTCGTGATGAAGAAGGAGAAACAACAGGCAGCTTTCTAAATCGGCGACAGGTGTATTATACTAGTGATAATGGTCAAACAGACGCTTTGGGAACTATTAGTAAGAAAGGAGAGGCCGCAGATGACGCATCTTCTGAAATTATGGAGGCTATTAGAACTCAATTAGAGGAGCGATTTATTAATCTTTACATAGCTTCGGGCCAAGGAGAGGGGGAAGAAAGTTATTTAGCTATAACTCCAGAAGATGGTATTCTTATGGCTGAAGCTGCTCCCCAAACCGTAGATGGAACTGGCGGTATTGGTATAACAGATTTACAAGTAGATAATGGTATAAATAATTTTAAAACAATGACGATTAGGTTGACAGTTAATGATCCTCAAATTTTAAATAATAGACCAGAGTATGCTAAAATGTCTACACTACAAGGTGAATTTCTCATTATGTATGGGTGGTCTAATCCCGAAAGTGTTGCAGGATATGATAATACTCCGCCACCTAAATTTGAAGTAGACCCACAAGAACCTAGTAAATTAATGTTGCGTGTTCCTTTAGGGGCGGTAGATAATGGAGGCTATTGGTCTGCTCAAAGAATGAACATAACAGGTTATGATTTTTCTTTTAATGAATTAGGTCAGATGGAAATTAGTCTTAAGTTAATGGGTAAAACCGAAATGTTTTTGGCTACTACAAGATTAAGTACTATTTCAAAAACTTGGCGTAGATTAATGGGTACTTATGATTACGATCCTGGCGATGTTGGTGCTGCAAAAGGTGGTTTTGGAGCTATTAAAGTTACAACAGATGATGGAACAGAGGTTGATTTAGCTACTGCAGCTTTAAATGAACAAAAAAGTTATTTTCCAATTTTAGGGTCTGTAGCTGAAAATAATAGCACCGCTGCAGCGGCGATTGATATTAGCTTGTCAGACCTTGGATATAACAATAAAAGTATAAGCGAATCAATAGGTGATTTAGAGGGTGAAAGTCAACCGTATACTGGAAATCGTGCAGATCAAAATCTTGAAGAATTAATAAGAAGAAGAAGAGAAAGAGAATCTTTAGGTTATCCGTATGCGCCAGGACTTTCTGTATATGAAAAGGTTATTAGAAGAGTAGCTGTTGATGAAGCTGGCGATGTAAACCCAGATGAAGATAATAATGGAGAGGCTGCTGGCCCGGATGAAGAAGCACTAAATACTAAACCAATTACTGATTATAAGGCAAGATTAACTTATTATTATTTAGGTTGGGTAATGGATGGTGTGAAGTTAAGTATAAGTGATAGAAATCGTAGATCACTTTTATCTGGTCAAAATAAAATTACTCCTAAGTTTGCTTATATGGCAACTACCCCCGATTCCAATATAACCTCTGCTTTCCAATCAAAAATTAGAAGGGCAAATAGCACTGAGATTAATAAAAGAATACAAGATGCTATTATTCGTCTAAAAGAAAAATGTATGCCTCCTTTCTTAAGTAGACCAAATACTGTTGATCCGGCAATTCAACGCGTTTTGAATAATAACCAATCAACAGGTATTATTAGATCAGAACGATTTTTTCCATGTAGAGGTCAGACAATAGTTGATGGTTTGCAGTCAGAAGAGATGAGGGGTTTGGCTCAAGCTTTATTTCCGGCTCCTATCGGAGCGCCAGTAGAGCTTCCACATAGAGGATTTATAAGAATTGTTAATTTTCTTAACCCAGATGAAGACAACGACCAAGACCGCGAACTCGCTAGAAGATTGCAAGAATTTGATGATAACAACAATACCAATTTTCTATCTGTAGCCCGTGATAACTCCTCTTTTGATGGGCAACGGGGTGTTCACAGATTTTTTATACCAGATTGGTATAGATATTATGATGATGATGGTAATCCAACTGGTGGCAGTGAAGATGGTTTCGATCCACTTAATCCATCTGACTATATGGCTGCAGACAGAGGTGGTAGATTTTTCTATCTTGTTAATTATGATGTGTTAAGAACTTTTAACAATAATAGAACTACATCTATAGAAGAATATACAAGAGTTATAGAGGTTGATCAATACAGACAACAAAATGCAGAAATTTGGAATCTCACTCAAAGAAGATGGCATAATTTATACATTACATATTTAGGTGGGTATTTTGAACAAGTAATAAGACAAAGGATAGGTGAGTTAGAAGAAGAGGGTAAAACAATTGAAGACATTTATAATGAGCCAGTTGATTTAGATTTTTTAACAAGTAAACAGTATAGGAACGACAGATTTAGAAGCGATAGTAGCGACCGATTCGGCGGTAATGATGAACAAACTTCTATACCTCCAGTGGCTGAAGGTGCTAATATGCGAGTGGATGAAGATTTATTGGATGCTATTTCGCGCGCAGAAGACCGACTACCCTCACTACAACAACAAAAGGCATCTGTTGAACAAGCTAGAAATGAATTAGCTGTTCAAATTGGAGAAAAGGTTGATCAAATCAAAGCATTACAATCAGTTGAAACATCTAGTGTATTAGATAGAGAGGATGCGGGCATAGAACAACTTACTGGGGGAAGATATAGTCGTGAAGCGTTTAATAGCGATGGAACATTAAAAAGTAACATTAAAATGAACATTGAGCCGTTGGGTAGGTCTGGTGTGAGTGTAAGTGGCGCTCGACAAAGATCCAATTATGGTTACAGCGGCAACCCTGTTCAGAGAGATCCTGCAGGTAATCTTGTTTACTCTGGTTTTAGTAATTTTCTTAGGAATATAAGAGGTAATCAAAACCCCAGAAATGGAATATATCAAACTATTATTGAACTTTCTAATTTAGAAGACGTTCAAACTCCTACAGTTACCAGAGAATATATTCTATATGCTCTTTATGGTGCGCGCACAAACAATTTTAGAAAAAGCGATAGCGATCAAGGCAACGAACAATTAAGATTCATAAATGAAGCAACACCAGAAGGGGTTCTTGAAAATTTCTTTCTTACTGGATTAGATGTTGATAATGATGGTGATGTTGACTTTGATGATTTTTTTATAATAGCTGATGATTTTAATCCATCTGATTATAGAGAGCAAAGAGTAGATAATATTGTAGAAGAACTTCAAACAATTGTAAATCAAAAATTAGCTCAAATAACCAGACTCACATCAGAACTACAACCATTATACGCACAATATGAAACTTATAGTTTAACTTTAGAAGCTGCTGATAGTCAAATTGCAGATGCAAACGCAACCTTATCACAGTATAATAGTTATATATTAGAAGATGGATTAAGTGTAAGACCGTTAAGTTTATATGATGATACTTCCGATTTTGATGATGTTTTAGAAGTTCCTATGGGTCGTGCTCAACCAATGAGATTAGAAACCAAAGTAGCTCAACAATGGTATAGAATGTTTAGTGGTATTGTACAACGTGGTGCAGGCGATGTGACTAATTACGGGCCAGCTAAAGGCGGTACAATTTATTATCCACCTTCAAATGTTAAGACCTTTAGATACGATGAAAATAAAAGAGGTAAAGATATATTTGGTGTTCCTAAAATAATATTAGACCCAATAGAGTTTAAAAAAACAAATCAAACCCAAAGTTTAGTTGAATCCGCTTCGACCATAACAACACTATCTGATGAGGGTGTTCAACCCACAGATGCCGAAGTAGAAGCAGCCCGTGAAGCCGGTGGGTTGCCGCCTGTTGAAAGCACAGAAGCTTATGTAAATTGGCAAATATTTGGTAATCCAGAACCTCCCAATTCACCAAACGCAGCGGGCACAAATTCATATGGCTTTAGAACAGGGCCACCTATAGAAGAGTTTGATAGCCAAGGTAAGTTAATAAACATTAGTGGTGGAAACTATGTAAAAGATTATCAAGCTTTTTTAGATCTTTTCAATGTTGATTTAGATCCTACTCTTGGTGACGATTATACTATTATTGGTAATTGGCCAAGTTCCAACAAAGATACTCCTTACTATATGATAGATGAGGCAAATAATATTATCATAGAAAATGCTGAGGGTTGGTATCAACAAAGTGGGTGGTATTTAGGTTCTGGAGGTTTTCCCGTTTATTTATATCCAAGTCGAGAAATGGCTACACAAATTGATCCTACAAAAACAACTCCAGCAATGCCATTTGGAACACCCAATGGTGAATACGGTCTTACAAGCCAAGGAAACGAAGGTACGCCAATGGGGTGGGGTGACGTAGACGATGACGGGAAGGGTGGTGGTCATTGGGATGATAAAGCTAAATCGGGCGAAAGAAACGATTTATTAAATCAGTTAGGTAGAGAGTATGATCAAAGCGGAGATGGTAAACCACAATCTACATTAACAAAAAATCGTCAAGAGGGATGGGATGATGATTACGATGCACTAAAGCCGGGAGAAAAAGGTTCACCACTAATGAATGTGGGTACTCCTACAGAGCCTATTCTTAGTACCACATTTCCGCAAAGTATAGGGCAGCAATTTCCCACCAAAATTCAAAATGGTGATTTTACATCTTATGGCGCTCGTATTGGTCGTGGTGAACATTGTATGAATTTGACCTTAGATATGAAAAGAGCGTTAGTTATTAAAAGAAAGAATTGGTATTTTCCTCCGGCAAAGGGTAATAGAAACAATAAAGTATTTTGGTCTTTGGGTGATGATGATCCAACAGCACATAATGGTTCTCCTGGCAGCGCTGGCGCACAAAAAGTAGACTGGAGTAAGCTAACTAAAAAAACGGTGGTTGATGGCGAAGTAAAAATATTTGATTATTGGATACATAAAGACGATCCGCAACCGGGAAGCGGTAATATGATACCAGTTTATGCTATGCCTGGCAGCACTCAACCAAGTATAGACGCTTATGAACCAACTGATGAAACATTAGGAAGCACATCTATTATTTTATATAGACCAAGAAGAGGAGCTTCTGTTCAAGGTCCGAGAGTTAATAAAACACAAGGTTATAGCAATCAATATTATCCATATGGTACGGGTCGATATCAAAATGGTAAAGCACAATATGGTTCTGCAGCTTTTCCCGAAAAAAAACCTAACAAAAATTGGTTATACATAGGTGATTTTTTAGATCGTTTGCCAGGCCGTGGATTTTTTACAAAAATTAATAATAATAACAACAGCCCAACTCAACTTTTACCGAGTGGAGAAATTGTAGATGGAGAGGAGTTAAATACAGGTTTTGTAAGTTTTATCATACAAAATGTTTTAGCACCGTTGCCAAAAAATAGAAGAATTGGAAGTAGGAGTGGAGATAACACACCAAGAGGTAAAATCAAAGTTGTTAATTCAAGGTGGGCTGGAGACAAAGACGAGTGGAGATTACAAGATGTAACTTATGGTCATTTATTTAGACCAGAAGATGATGAGAATGAAGATATAGGTAGTTTAGGCCCACAGTTTACAGATTTGTCAGCCTTTACTATTGACAATGTAGCTGATATACCTATACGTAGAGATGTTATAGAAAACTTAATGAACAAGCAAAACAATAATATGTCTATATATCAATTTATGCAACAAGTAATGAGGCCAGATTCAATAGGGGTAGAGGGTAAAAATATTAATGTAGGATTTAGAACAAGGTCAGATGGAGTTATGGAGGTTTTCTCTGCCTCTAAAAATTGGAGAAACACAGCACAAGAAGCATCGGCTGAAATTGATGAGGCAATATTTAATAACAGGTATCCCGAAAGACATTTATTGCTTGACTATAAAAAGAATGATTCTTTAATAGAAAGATTAGATATGAACTCTAAGTTTGATCCTGGCATGACTATGACTTTTGAGTTAGGAGCACAAGCCTTTGCTGGAAACCCAAACAAGTTTGCTCAGTTTTTATCCTTTGGAAATGTGGCTGTTGAACTCAGAGATTTTTTGCTAGCTGAAGATCCGCAATATAAAGATATAGTACAAATAGCTGAGGGAGGTGACGATGCGAAAGGCGAGGCTGGAAGAGTTACAATTGCAAAAAACGCATTTTTCTCTGACGATACAAGCGGCCCTACCGTACCTTCGTCACTTGTTACAAAATTTTTGATGCAGAACCCCGAAAGAATGGCTAAATTAAACGCTATGTTAGTTGCTGATTCAGGCGCTAATTTTGCTACTCAGTTATTGTCAAATTATATGAGAAAGACAACGGTGACAATTCATGGAACTACAAATATATTTCCTAATAGCACCATTTATATTAGAGGGGTGGTTCCTCAATTAGAAGGGATGTATATAGTTAATAATGTAAGAGAGTCGGTAACCCCAAGTGGTTTTCAGACCATATTAGAGGCGACTTTGGTGGTAAATAAAAATCTTGAAGAGGATGGAAGTTATAGTTAATACCTAAAGGTTAAAAAAAATAAAAATTTTATTAAAATAAAATGTTACTATATATAAAAGGATAATTATGAAATATTGGGGAACTGAACAAGAAGAAGCTATCGTTGAGTTTAACACCAACGAAGATATTGAAGATAAGCATAAAGTTTTTGTAGCTATAATAGAACCTGCCTTTCGTAAGCTTGTAGAAAACATTTACTATACTTACAATTTTAATAAAATACTTTGGGATAGAGAACAAATTGAGCATGAAGTAATGACTCATCTTTATGAAAAACTCAATAAGTTTGATATATCAAAAAACAAAAAATCTTTTTCATACTTTGGAACTATCACAAAGAATTGGATGATTCAAAGATGTAATGCTGATAAGAATAAAAGATTTATTGATGATGATAACCAAGACATCATTGTGCAAAATATTAGTATTAACGCTTATGAAGAAAACGAAGTCAATCAACATAATCAAGATTTTATTTCTGGCATCATTGAAGATTTTGATGATTGGGATTCAAAAGAAAATTATAACCAAGAGGATTTTGCGGTTTTAGAAATAGTTAATGATATATTGAAAAACTATCACCGATTCAATATTTATAATAAGAAACAACTTTATGTATACATTAGAGAGGCGACAGATTTACCAAGTCGTAAGATAACTAAGTCGCTAAAGAAGATAAAGATAAATTATTCAGATATAAAAGAAGATTTTATCGGTTGATATGGATGAAAAAGAGTTAAAGGAAAATGCTGAAAGGTATTGTGAGTTATTGATAGTTTACGATAATATGTTGCAAGCTATGGAAGCTGTTACAAAAAAATTAACAGAAACTCGAAAAGAGTTAATTTTTTTAGAAGATGTGTTACAAAAAAATGGTGTTAAAATTAAAGACGTTGAGGTAGAAGAATGAGACTTGGTGGCGAAGATCTTTTAAAACAATTTAATAGAGGTATGGATTATGCCCAAAATAGTTTTAATAGTTCGCAAGGTATCGGGGTTGATCATTCTTCTTTAATATATAGAGGTATAGTAATAGAAGTTGATTTTACAGTTTATAAATCAGTTACCTCTTCCAGTGTACAGCCTCCCTTTAGTGTTTATGCTAAGATAATAGGATTAGATGATAGCACTGCATTTCCGGAAAGAGAAGTAGACAGAATATTTTATCCCCCATTTTTTCCAATGCATAATATTTGCATACCCGAAGTTGGTGAAGAAGTGCTAATAATGAAGGAGGAACCAAACCCTGCAGCTGCAGGGTATTATGTAGGTAGAGTTAATGATTCATCATCTTTGAATATTAGTTATGCTAGAGACTTTGTTGGTGTAGAAGATTCAGAAACTAGTAACGGTTTTAAATACGGCTTTAATTTCGATGTAAAAAGATTGAGAAATAGATACAGAGACTTTATGCCAGATGATGAAACATTAAATATGTCGATACCTATAACTTTTGGCGATGTGGTTCAACAAGGTAGAAGTAAAACTTATTCTCGACATTCATTTAATAAAAATAATAAAAAAGGAGTTTTAGAACAAGGAATAAGGTTACAAGGTCAAGAGTCACCTAACAATGATACTCTTAATAATTTTTCATATTTAACACCGGGTGATAATACTCAAGTATCGGATAAACCTACTCAAATAGAAACTTATGATGCAGATGATGAGTCTATAGAGGGTGATGGTATTCCAGAAAATACAACAGTATTGTCAAAAGTAGTGATAAATGACCCAAACTATGGGCTACCACAAGATGTTGTAAACAACATTAGTTATGATCCCTCTATAGGTGAAACTAGCACTAAAACTATTCACTTTATTGACTCGTCTATAAAAAGGTTAGGTAATTATTCATTACAAAGTGCATCTAATAATGCAGAAGATTCTCAAACCGATTTAAATGGAGAAGATAGATCAATAATAGCCAATATAGCTGATGAAATATATAATATTTCTTCAAAAGAAACAAATGGAGTATTATATCGTCAAGTATTAGGTGAAAAATTAGTTTCTCAACAAAGGGAAAATAATAATCTAATGAGACAAGTTTTAACAACACTTGAAGGTTTTGCGGATTCTACTCAAATTTTATTGGATGCGTTTTTAAACCACACTCATGCTCTCCCTAAGATAGAACTAAATTTAGAAAAAGAAATTAAAGTTAAACAAGAAGTAAACGTACCTGCAAAATATCAACCTCAACCAAATAGAACCATAACAACACAAGGTAGATATGTGGGTGGCGGCACTAAAAGAATAAGAACAGGGGCGGAAAAACGCACCAGAAGAGAAAGTAGAACAGCGTGGATGGAAAGAACTGGTGGCCGTCAGCCGCGGCGTACTGAAACATACTACGTACCTAAATATTCAACTGTAAGATTACCAAGAACATACGTGCCAGGAACTAGTATATCTGTTCCTCAACCACCTAGACTTGTAAGAAGAGCATTTAAGTATACAAAAAATAAAAAACAGAAAATTAATTTTGAAGCAATTATTGGTGGAGCTGATAATCCAAGATTTACTGCGCCTATAGAAACTGATAGTGGTGATCCACAGAACCCAGCACCATTAGGTCAACAGACAGAAATGGTAAATACAGGATTACAGGAAGCTGTAGAATCGTTTACTGAACAAAAAATTAAATTAGCCCAATTAACACAGAAGGTTTCTAAATTTTTAAGTAATAATCAATTTATAAATTAAATGAGATAATACATGCCAAAAGAAAATTATCATGGTGGTTTACAATCATTAGACCCTTTTTATCCAGATGGTTACGTATCCACCGATCAAGATAGACAACAAATTATTGCTCAAAAACAAAGATATGCAACAAGGGTTAACTCTATAAATTATAAATTTCCTTTAAGGTCATTTAGACGAGGATTTTTTGAAGGTAATACAGACACTATTTCTGCTGTAAGAGAAAATATAAAAACACTTTTACTAACTCTTAAGGGTGAGAGAATTAATGATGCTAATTTAGGAACTAATATTCCTGTGTTGCAAGGTCAGCTATTTGAACCCATAACAAGAGAAGAAACATTTGAAAATATAAGGTTAGAAATAGAAACTGCAATTGCGCGATATTTACCTTATATAAGAGTGACAAATATTAGAATGATAACCCAAGAGGAAGAGCCGATTTTAGGTAATAATAAGATTAGAGTAAATATGACTTATGTTATTACAGATCAACAAGCTATGGTTGATAATATAAACCTTACTTTGAATAATCCAGAGAGCTAAGATGCCCCTAACTAAAAATAGAGAAATTAACTATTTATCTAAAGATTTTGATTCTATTAAAGCAGATTTAATAGACTACACAAAGAGACATTTCCCAAATGATTTTCGTGACTTTAACGATGCATCTGGAGGCATGGCAATTTTAGATATGATCGCCTATGTCGGTGATATATTATCATTTAATATAGATAGACAAGTTAATGAAGCATATATTAACAGGGCGGTTGAAGGTAAAAATATTGTTTCTCTCGCTCAAAATTTTGGATATACCCCAAAAAACACAACACCGGCTGTAGTAAACTTATCAATTAGCGCAACGCTACAAGAAAGTATTTCGGGTGATTGTTTGTTTGTGTTAAAAAAAGGAGCTACTGTTGTTACAAACTTTGACCCTGTAGTTTCTTTTGAAGTTTTAGATGATGTAGATTTTACTCAACCAAAAAATAGAATGGTTAAATCATCAGGCGGCACTACTACAGTAACCGTAACAGGTGTTTCTGCAGCCGCTGGTATTTCTAAAACTTTTAACTATAGAGCAAATGACGCAGTAAAATTTTTAAAAGTTGTTTTACCCGAAACTGATATTAATGAAGTAGTGTCAGTGTCAGCAACAGATGGTAGTCAGTATTTTCAAGTTGATAACTTAGCTAGAGATACTGTTTTTACTGGTGAAGTAAACACTAGCGATAGCTCTGGTGACGCAGGGTATATTATGAAACTAAAAAGAGTTCCTAAAAGATATGTTGTAGAAAGAGAGCCGACTGGATTAACCTGTATTAGATTTGGGTCGGGTGTTTTGACAGAAGCTGATAGTGAAATAATTCCCAACCCTAATGATTTCGTATTACCTCCGTCTTTAAGAGGGTCACCTTCTGGATTTACACCAGCCGCTGTTGATTCAACTAATTTTCTTAAGACAAAAACATTAGGTGTTGCTCCACAAAATACCGAACTTACCATTCAATATAGAGCTGGTGGCGGTGTTAATACAAATGTAGGGGCAAACACACTAACCAGATTTATAAGACAAGAGTTAGCTTTTGCGAAACCAAATATAACATCGGCATCTGGCGCTGTAGTTAGAGGTATCTATGATACTTTATCTTGTAGTAATGGTGAACAAGCTAGCGGTGGAGAAGAGCCTGAAACTATAGCTTCTATTAAGGAAAACGCAGTTTTTAATATGAGTTCCCAAATGAGATGTGTGACGCTTCAAGACTATCAAGCCAGAGTAATGTCGATGCCTGCTCAATTTGGAAGTGTATTTAGAAGTTTTGTAAGAAAAGACCCAACTAATAACTTAGGGGTTCAGTTATTTTTAATAACCAGAAATAATGTTGGTAACCTTACATTACCAAGTGAAGTAATAAAAAATAATATAGAAACTTATATGAAAAACTTTAAATCGTTTTCTGATACTATAAGAATAACTAATGGTCGTATAATAAATATTGGTGTGGATTTTACTATTGTTCCAATGCCCGATGTTAATGAGGCTCAATCTATGATGGATTGTATATTAGTTCTACAAAGATATTTTGATACTGCTCGTTCTAATTTTAATGACAGTATTGTGATATCCGATATTCAATCCCGTCTGCAAGGTTTAGCAAGTGTAAGAGCTGTTCCAACTTTAAACATAAGTAATAGAGTAGGTACAGTAGATGGTCGAGCATATTCAGGCACGCAATTTAATATAAAAGCTAACACAACAAGCGGTATTATTAAACTTCCTCAAGATGCAGTGTGGGAGTTAAAATATCCCAATTTTGATATTATAAGTAGAGTTGCTGATCAATCAACAGCCGCAGCATTTGGAACTGGTGTTGGTGGTGGCGGCGGATATTAATGAGAGAATAACATGAGCTACGCAAGAGCATTTTCATCTAAAGACACATGGATAACAGAATATTCTACCACCGCTAATTTTGGTTTGACACCAGTGTTAGAGGTTTGGAATAAAATTAATGATCGCCGCGATAAACGGAAAGAGTTTGCTAGAATTTTGATTAAGTTCGGGCTTACTTCACTAAGTGCTGGTATTATTAGTACAGGTAAGTATCCCGACCCAAGAACAGACTCCAGTGTGTCAGCTTACATCTATATGTTCAATACACCATCTACTGATACAGTTCCGCAAAACTTTGATATAAATGCGTTCCCTCTTACTGGTGGATGGGCTGAAGGTCGTGGATTAGATAATGATAATTTTAGTAACACAGGATTCGCTAATGCGTTATCTGCTACAAATCAATTACCTTGGAAAACTGCTAGTAATGCGGGTCAGACAGGTGGTAGCAATTATATAGGTTACGCTACTAAAATTTATGATTCTAACTCAGCTTCTATGAATTTTCCCGAAGGTGAGGAAAATCTCAAATTGGATGTTACTGAATATTTTAAAGCATATCTCAATTATTCTGAAGGAACAACTATTGCTAATGGTGGCTCGGCAGATCATGGTTTCCTTATAAGAATGTCAGACGCACAAGAATGTAAAGACGCTACCGAAGCTACTGCAGCAGGTGTAGCCACATCAGTAACAGCAGAGAACTTTTATTCTAAGAAGTTTTATAGTAGAGAGACAAATACTCAAAAATCACCATACCTACAATTAGAATGGCCGGGCGCTATCAAAGATGATAGAAACAATATTAAGTTTTCTAAGTCTGGCTTATTATTCTATTATAGTGTAGTAGATGGTGCGCTAACAGACTTAAACGGAACAGGTCCGTTTCCCGGCCATGTTACTTTAAGCGCAGCCAATGAGTCAAGCGCAGGGTCAAGTGGAATAGCTTTAGGAATCGCTGTAACAGCCGCGAGAGCATCAAAGGGGATATATAAGATAAATGTTGGTGATGCAGGCACAGAGACTGCTGCAGCGGGTTTAACAGGTATTAACATAGGGCTATCAAGTTCTACTTCTTTTACAGATAGCTGGACAGTTACCACAGCAGGTGAATATAGAACTGATACTTTTTCTTTTAGCTGTATACTGCCTACTTCTGGTCATAGTAGTTATACGACCTCAAACTATCAAATTAGCTTAAGTAATCTCGTTCCTCAATTTCAGCCGGGAACAATGCAAAGGATTCGTGTGAACATTAAAGACAGAACCACTTCGTTAAGAAGTATTACGGGCAGTTCAACAGCGTTGAATAATTTCATTGTTCGATCTGGTAAAGTTCAGATTAGAGAAAGATACACTGATGATATAGAGGTAAACGATTTTGATATATCATATGATTCTGAAGGTAACTTTTTTGATTTAGATACTAACCTTTTATACCCTGGCATTCCTTACAAGATTTACTTACAGCTTGATGTCAGAGGTGATACTTTTAATTATGATTACCCCGATAGATGGAGTTTTGTTGTTGGTGAATCTTACGACACGGAAGACACCAACCCCTCATCAATGGCAAGGCGAACGCGTGATGCCAATTATGATTACGGTCTTTTATAAAGGAAAATAAATGGCAGATTCTGGATTCACATATGATAGT